AAGCGCACGCGGCGTTCCGCTTGTCTCCCGAAACGCTCATGACACGTTACTAAGGAAGGGCAAGGCTTGGCTATCCCGTACCGTGACGGAATGACGTTCAACAAATACACTGGCGCGCTTGTATGATCCGCGCAACGTTCGCAATCGTGGCCATGGTGGCGTTAGTCGTCATGGCCACGGATAACCGGCAAGCGCTCGACGCGTGCCAAGAAACCAGATCGTTTGACACTTGCGCGTACGCGCTACGCTAGGAGAAAAACTATGTCTACCATAAAGAAATACGAATTCACGGGCGAAACCAAGATGCACTCTGATATCGAATTGAAGCGCGTCAAAGCCCTGGTAGCCTTCGGCAATGTAGCCGCAGGCGAGTTGGGCGGTTGGATTGCCTCCGAAAACAACCTCTCGCATGACGGTAACGCGTGGGTGTACGACGACGCGAGGGTGTCCGGTGACGCGTGTGTGTACAACGACGCGAGCGTGTACGGCGACGCGTGGGTGTCCGACAACGCGAAGGTATCCGGTGACGCGTGGGTGTCCGACAACGCGAAGGTATCCGGTGACGCGAGGGTGTTCGGTGACGCGGAAGTGTACGGCAACGCGGAGGTGTGCGACGACGCGTGTGTGTACGACGACGCGAGGGTGTACGGCAAAGCGAGGGTGTCCGACAACGCGAAGGTATCCGGCGGCGCGTGGGTGTACGGCGGCGCGAGGGTGTTCGGTGACGCGTGGGTGTACGGCGGCGCGAGGGTGTTCGGCCGAGCGTGGGTGTCCGGCGAAGCGAGCGTGTACGACAACGTGAGCATGTACGGCAACGCGTGGGTGTCCGGCGAAGCGAGCGTGTTCGGCAGAGCGTGGGTGTTCGGTGACGCGGAGGTGTCCGGCAAAGCGAGGGTGTACGGCAAAGCGATGGTGTTCGGTGACGCGTGGGTGTGCGACGACGCGGAGGTGTCCGGCAAAGCGAGGGTGTACGGCAAAGCGAAGGTGTTCGACAACGCGAGGGTGTACGGCAAAGCGAAGGTGTACGACAACGCGGAGGTGTCCGGCAAAGTGAGTGTGACGCCTGTTTGCATCCCAAGGTTGGCCTATCCGGTAACGATAACCGATACGCATATCCGCATCGGTTGTGAGTTCCATTCGCTGACCGAATGGAAAGACTTTGACGATACCCGCATAGCCAGAATGGACGGCACCAGGTCGGCGCGCTTCTGGCGCGATCATAAAGCTATTATCATAGGCGTGGCCGAAGCGAACGGACGGCCTATCGCCGCCAAGAAAGACGAGAAGGCCGAATAAATCATTTAGGACGCTTGTATGACCCGCACGCTGTAACGGCTTATAGGCGCCACGCTTCGGCGTGGCGCTCACTAAACGGCTAACACACAGGAGAGAAGTCATGACGCGTACCGTGTACGTGATATGCACAAGCGAGGCGGTAGCTGAAAGGCTAGCAGCCCGAATTGCTGCCGGAACCTTGCCTGGTTCCCACATGTCGGAAGCCGCTTGTCTGCTTTGGTGGGGGCTGTATCCTACCCCGCTCAAGGCCAACCACCTGCCCTATGCCGTCACCCTTTCCACGGGCGGGAAAATCGAGGCGACTAGACGGCTCGCCGCACCAGAACTAGCCAGCTAGGAGAGAAGCCATGAACCCATTCGTCCAACGCGCGTACGTGTACGCGTTTTCGGACTACAGGCCGCTTGGCGATGATAAACGACCTATCGGTAGCGCCGTCACAGAGCTAGGCGCAAAACGCGTGTATTGGCAATGGGAACAGCAAAACTTTCCGCAAGGGTCGCGCTGGTATCCCGTGTCAATGGTACAACAGAGTGACCGTAACGGAAACCCGGCGTGGTACTTAGGCCATGCTAGAAAACTTTAGGAGAGAAGCCATGACCGACGAGAAACCGATAGTGACAGAACCGCACTACGAACGCTTTCTGTGCCTCGACGGCGAGTTCGAGGGGCGCGGGCTGATCGTACCAATGCCCGCGACGTACGCATGGGGCTATGATCTGGTGACGCTCACAGACGGAACGCGCGTGGCGCTCGCGGCGCTCGTGGCGCTCGTGGAAGAACCCGCGGCCGCACCGGACTTGACGGCCTGAAACACAGCGCGTACGAAAGGCGCGTTGAAACCCAAACGGCCTGTTGACAAGAAACCGTTTGACAACTAGACAAGGAACCGTGCATAACAAGTTTATTGCACAACCCGCAACCCAAAGGATGAAACCATATGACCACCGCACCTGCCCCGAAGGCCAAGAACACCCCCGCTGCTGCTGCGCCGTCGAGCGCCTTCAAGATCGAAACCGGCTTCGAAGTTCCGGCGCGCACCACGTTCGGCGGCGGCAAGTCGCCCGAATACCCATTCGCTGACATGCCGGTCGGCGCTTCGTTCCTGCTGCCTGTTACTGTATCTGAAACCATCAAGGACGAAGGCGAGCGCGCCAAGGCGTTCAAGGAAGAAGCCCGCAAGGCGTCGAACCGTATCAGCGGCGCGATCCGTCGTTTCCGCAAGCAGAACGCAGGCACCGACTTCGCCATCCGCACTGTCAACGACGCCCAGATGGGACATGGCGTCCGCGTCTGGCGTATCCCTACCGAAGCTGCCGGACAGACCGCGTAAGCCGCTGTCCTTAGCAGATAGCCCGTGTAGTAATTCCTCCCGCTACACGGGCTATTCACTAAGTACAGCTAGGAGCGCACCGCAATGTACATACACGAACTGATCGGTGAGAAGGCCGATATCATCGAAAAAGCGATGAAGAACCCCGGCCTTGCCCCGAAGCGAAAGCCGACAATCGAGCAGGCCATGAAGGCCGTCGCATCGGAAGTCGAGTTCGCTGCCATGCAGAATGTGCAGCAGAAAATCCTTCCCGTTATCCAAGACATGTACGACATGTACACGCTGACGAACGGCGAGTACGAAGACACCGAAGCCGGTGGCGACATGGCCCCCGACGAGTACAGCAGCGGCCTCGACGACGAACTGGAAAAAGCGCTCGAACCGCTCGAACCGTACCTGTCCGCAGATTGGCTTGGCCGCAATACCATCGACACGCGTTTGTGGGACGATGACGCGATTGTCAAGCTGTCGCAGAGCGTCGCGAAAGAAGTGTTCAAGCAGCTTTCGTACCAGAAGACGCCCGCACAAGTCCTCTCCAACGCCGGTATCGTGCAGGCCGACGTGGAAATCTTCTTTGAACAGCACCTTGCACAAGCAGAAACCCCGAAAGGAAAGCAAGCCATGTCCGACGCTACCGCAACCAGCGCCGAAGACCTTGCGGCCAAGATCAAGTCACATGTCGGCAACGACTTCGATCAGATGGCCGTGTACGACGATCTGTCGCTCGCCTGCGACGATGACGAAATCCTCGCCAACGGTGCGGGCAAGCGTCTCGGCCTCGACGAAGACGACGTGCAGGCGTTGCAGATGGTTGTCCTTGAATACGGCGACGAAACTGCTGACCACATGATCGAGCTTATCGGCAACGCGTCGAGCGGCGAGAAGGCGGCGAAGCCCAAGGCCGAACGCAAGCCTGCTGCACCCAAGAAGGACGCCGCGCCGGTCGAAGGCGCAGTGAACCCGAAGGTGCTGGTTCTCATGAAGAACCACGGCAGCACCAAGGATACCGAAATGTCCGCGACGCTTGGCGTGTCGCGCGCCACATACAACAACTGGCTCAATGGCAAGAATGCGTTCTCGCCTGACGGCGACCAGTACAGCGCCGTTCGCGACGAACTGGTGCGCAACATCAACGGCCTGCTTGAAGCGCTCGCAACGCTCGACGGCACCGAACAGATGGAAGTCCAGTAATGGCCGCGCGCAAGAAGGCAGAGCCGACTAAACGGTCGGCGCTGCTTGGCCACGTACGGCAGGTTTGCTTGTCGTCCGTGTCCATGATCGCCCTACAGGCCGCGATGCCGCCTGCGCGCCCCGCACCGCGCGACAGGGTGCATTACTACAGCGACGGGCAGAAGCATGTTGTCGATCTGGAAACGAGCCATGGCCTGTGAGGCACGCCGTATATCGGACGGCTCGTTTCGCTGTGCCGCGTGCGGCACAGCATGGGATGCAGACGACGAGAAGCCGGAATGCAAGCCCCGGACGGTGACGCGTGACGCTTCGAAAAAGGACCGGAAAGAACCCTACCGTCGAAGACACGTTTCTATGGCGCATATGCCACGCGCTTGACGTGCCGCCGCGCATGTTGGCGGCGCGTATAGGAGTTGACTTCGCAGAGCTTGAACCGTTGCTGGACGCACGTCACAAGCTCGTTGAGATAGATCGGGACGAAGTATGGTGGAAACTAGCCGAGTACGTGAACATACGTCTAGGCGAACTCATGGCTATACGTCACGAGCTAGACAAATCCTTGCAAAAGGATCGCGCAGCGCGGGCGCTGCGTATCGCGCATCACAGGCGGCGGGACAAAAAGCCGTCGCCCCGTTCATAACGCCGTCGCCCGCACCGCGACGGTACATTGGGGCGCTAATGCTCCTATTGCTGGCAATAGCCTGGCTAACCAAGAGGTATTGACATGCCCGACTACAAGACCGCCATTGCTCGCCACACCGGAAAGCCCAAGTTGACGCACACCGGCATACGCCAGTTCGAAATCATCGTCCATGTATCCGGCTGGCTTGAAGGCAACTTGTCCGACTGGCCAACGCAGATACAGGACGGCGTGTACGAAGCGCTCGAACGCAAGAGCAAGGAAGTCGAGTTGCCGCTTGCCATCGTGTTTAGCAAGTGCGACCACGAGCCGACGCTGCCGGACGATCACCCGCAAAAGTTCTACTTGCATATCATTGCGTCGGAAGTCGTCATGGCCGACGCGCGCACAATCGATCCACGGCGACTACAATGACGCTGATCGTAGGCGTGGACCCCGGCGGCAACGGGGCGTTCGCGGTGTACGATAACATCGCGCAACGTATTATCAGTATCGAAGATATGCCGGTGTGGTATCAGACCATCGGCAAGAAGAAACGCAAGCGCGTTGACGCGCTGGCTCTCGCTGACATGTTCGACACGTACGAAATGATGGGCGTCGAGCTTGTCGTGATGGAAGCCGTAGGCGGCAGGCCGCGCCAATCGGCCAGCGCTGCGTTCGTATTCGGGTATGGCGTCGGACTGGTGTACATGGCGGCGCTGTACAGCAAGATCGTCATTGAAACCGTACCGCCTACTGCGTGGAAGAAGATACTCAACGTACCGGGTAAGCAGAACGGCAGTGACGACGACATCATGGCGCGGGCCGACGAACTCTTTCCGCATGATCGCGCCTTGTGGCGCGGCGAACGTGGTGGTAAGAAGATCGACAGGGCCGAAGCTGCAATGCTTGCCAAGTTCGGCGCAGACCACGTGTTGCATACCATCGGACAGATCGGTGACGCCGAGTTGCGCTTGGCGTACCAGAACGCAGACACAGGAGCGTAGTATCATGCAAAAGTTTAACGTAGGTGACGTAGTGGACAAGAAGGGCGGTGACTATTCGTTTACCGGCGTGGTTGTCGCTGCGTTTCAGAAACAGTCCGGCGCGTGGCGCTACGTGGTCGAGGATGACCGCGGCTTGCTGCTGATCCATTCGGAAACCACAATCGAGAAGGTCGAGTAGCATGGCTTGGGCTGACGTACCGGCGAAGTTGGCGCAACTCGACGCCGAAGAATACACCGACGACACGAAAGGCACGACAGCTTCGTACAAGTTGTTGCGTTCGTTCAATGTGGACAGCGTGTCGGCTATCACTGACCCGGAACTGCGCGACGAGTTCGAGAAGCAGCTTGACTACCGCCTTGGCGCAATGGTCAACCTGCGCAACTCGAAAGCGTTGCCCATCGAAATCTTGCGAGCGATCTAGCCATGCGTGTTGTACTGTTCAACGGCCCGCGCACAGCGGGCAAGGATACTCTTGCGTCCGCGCTGGCGTCTTGCCTGTCAAGTCGTCACCCCGTCACGATTCTTCCCATGGCCAGGCCGATGCACGAGGCCGCGCTTGCCGAGTATGGCTTGCCGCCCGAAACGGTGGACGTGTACCAATCTGTCAAGGACGAGCCGCAAGCCGAACTCAAAGGCTTGACACCGCGCCAAGTGTACATAGACTACGGCAACAAACTGCGCGCCGAACACGGGCCGGACGTACTAGGCGACGCGTGGCTTAAGCAGGCCGCGCAGATCGCCAACCACGAACGCGGCTGGCTACTCGTGCCAGACGTGCGGTTCCAGCCCGAAGTCAATGCGGCTATCCGGCTGGCGGGCACGAACAACGTCATGCTCGTGTACGTGGTGCGCACCGGCACGTCATGGGAGAAGGATATTGGGCGCTTCTGCGAACACGACTGGTCGTGTACGTATATCAACAATGGCTCGCTTGACGATCTAGGCGGGCGCGTCGAACGATTGCTGGAAAGGGCGTGGTCTTGACGCTCCCCCTGTTCGACTACCAGACCGTAGCCGCAAACATCATGGCGTCTCGTGACCGCTACGGGCTGCATGACGAAATGGGTATCGGCAAGACGGCCACGACAATCGGCGCTATCAACGCAACGCTAGGCGAGCGGGGCGTTATCGTATGCCCCGCCATGCTGCGCGAGAACTGGATCAAAGAGTTCAAGAAGTTCTCGACGTACGATCTGCGCCTATGCAAAGGTAAGAACATACACGACTATGTGGCGTGGTCCCGTGGCCGCTTCGACGTGCTGATTACCAGCTACGAACAGATGGCGAAGTGGACGCGCGAGTTCGCCAAGACCGGCGAGTACATAGACTTTGTGGCGTTTGACGAAGCGCACTATCTCAAGAACGTGAACGCCAACCGCACACGCGCTTTGCTAGGGCTTGAAGCGAGCGGCGAAGACAGCTTGATACAGTGGGCGGAACACTCATGGCACGTCACGGGTACGCCTATGGCGAACGATCCGCTCGACGTGTTCTCATTCCTGCGCTTCGCCAAAGCAATCGACATGGACAGCGACGAGTTTGTACGCTACTTCTTTGAGAAGCGTGTCACGACGTACGGCGCGCGCCACTTCCCCAAACCGGAAATGGTGCCGACACTGCAAAGCCTGATATACAACAACGCTATCCGGCGCACGCACAAAGACGTGGGAATGGAACTGCCGCCGATATGGCTACAAGAAACGCTGATCGAAGGCAGCACCATCGAAATCGAGGAAGCGCTAGCAGGCTACCCGCACCTTGAACAACAGATCATCACCGCTATCGAGACAGGCGACACGTCCAAGCTGGACGCTGCGCATATCGCGACGGTGCGCCGCCTCGTCGGCAAGGCCAAGGCTGTACCCTATGCGCAAATGCTCAAGATGGAACTCGACGCCGGGACGGGCAAGCGCGTGGTGTTCTGCGTTCATACCGAACCGCTGCTGTACGTCGAGCGCTACTTGAAGAAGTACGGTTACGGCGTCGTCAAGACATACGGCGACATGAACGACAAGGACCGGCAGTCGTCAGTCGAGCGCTTCATGAACGATCCGAACGTACATGTATTCGTCGGCAACATACGAGTTGCGGGTGTGGGCTTGACGCTGACGGAAAGCCATGAGATAGACATGTTGGAAAGCGACTGGTCGCCCGCTGGCAACGCCCAAGCGATCAAGCGTGTACACCGTTACGGGCAAATCAACAGCGTGCGCGCCCGGTTCATCACCTTGGCCAATTCGCTAGACGAGGTAGTCAACAGCATCGTGGCGCAGAAGACCGCTTCGATAGCCGAAATCGAGGGGCACGCCATGACCGCCGCGCCTCTTGACGTATTGCAAAAGCGGTCGTAAACAAGTTATGCAAATCACCTGACAGGAGACAGCATATGAAAGTCGAATTTGATCCCACCAACGCAGCGGAAGTTGCCGTAGTCCAGCGGCTAATTGGCGGGGCGGGCAGCGCCACCGCCACCGCCGCACCGGCTGCGCACAATCCCGCCCCTGCCCCGGCGCCTGCACCGGCCCCGGCTTACGCCGCACCGGCCCCCGCGCCCGCTCCCGCCCCGGCTGCTGCCCCGGCGCCAGCGCCCGCACCTGCTGGCGGTGCCGTATCTCAAGCAGATTTTGCCGCCGCTGTCCAGAACTACGCCAAGGTCAACAGCCCGAAGGCTACCAAAGCGAAGTTCGCGGAGTTCGGGTACACGAAGATCAGCGATGTACCGCCCGAACGGTACGCCGAACTGCTTCCGCACTTCGCAGCGTAAGGGTTGCACCGATGAGCGGGCACGCAGACAGACAGCACCGTCGCTTCTCGCCGTCGCAGGCGGAACGTTTCACCGTATGCCACGGCAGCACGAACCTGTTGCAACGCGTGCCCGCTCGTCCTGATAGCGAGTACGCTATAGAAGGGACGAAAGCTCACGAAGTCCTTGACGCCGCCTTGGCCAACGGTATTCGTGACGCGAAGACCGCACACCGTGACTACTCGTCACTGTGTATGGAAGACTTGAATACGTGGGATAACATGTTCTACTTCGCCGTGAACATGGCCTTGAACTATGTGTACGACATTCTCGATGAATACCCCGACGCCGTTCTGTTCAACGAACGGTTCGTCAACCCGCCGTCCGAAGTCGCACCGGGCGAGACAGGCGGCTACTGCGACATAGCATTATGGGTTCCGAGTATCCGTACGCTGTTCATCATTGACTACAAGCACGGTGCCGGTATCGCCAAGGACGTTAAGGGCAACCCGCAACCGATGCAATACGGCGCTGGTTTCCTGTACGAAGACAACGCCGTCGTGCCCGTCGAGGAAGTAAGCAACGTCGTGCTGGCGATTATCCAGCCGCGCGCGTTCCACGAAGACGGCCCTATTCGCGAGCATGAGCTTACGCCGTACGAACTGTACGAGTACATATGCTGGCTTGACGACATGATCGCAGAGAACTTGAAGCCCGACGCGCCGCTCGTGCCAGACGACAACGGAAAGACGACGGATCACTGCCGCTTCTGCGACGCGAACACAGTGTGCCCCGCTCGTGAGGCCAAGGCTTTGACAGCAGTGGGCGCGCAGTTCAAGACGGTGCAGATGGTGCGCAAGCCCGATCTGCCTGACGTGAAGAACATCGATATCAACCGCTTGGCGCACATTCGCATGGCCGCGCCGATGCTGCGCAAGTTCCTAGACGACGTGGAAGCCCATTGCTACGAGCTTGCCATGGGCGGTTACGCGATCCCCGGTGCGAAGCTGGTCGAGGCACAAGCGCGCCGCCAGTATTACGGCGACGAGGAAGACGTTGCACAGAAAGCCGCTGCGCTTGCGGGTGTACCAGTGGACGAAGTGATGACAAAGAAACTCATGCCTATCACGCATCTTGAAAAGGTGATCGTTGAGGCATTCAAGAAACGTGTTGGACGTGGCAAGAAACAGCAAGCCGCAGCAGATGCGCGGCAAGCGTTTGCCTTCCTGACACTCAAGCAATCTTCCGGCAACCTCAAGCTGGTTGACGAAGATGATCCGGCACCCGCCATAAACAGAGCAATAGACAGCTTCGGACAGATCGCAGGCGTGTTGCCACCACCACCCAAACAGGAAAGCTAAACCATGACCACGACAGTAGTAAAAGACAGCATCGTAGGCGACAACTGGATTTACCAGACCGCAAAGGCCGTACCGATCCAGCGCGTCATTGACGAGAATACCGGGCAACCGACTGGCGACATTCTCACCGGCCCGGTTCGTCTCGCGTTCGACAACCTGTTCGAACTCCCGCCCGTCACGGCCACCATGCAGAACCCGAAGTTCGGCGCGTCGCTTCTGTTCACACCATACGCAGACTTTTCCGTCCTGTACGAAGAATACTACGCAGTGTGCGCACGCGAGTTCCCTGAATATTGGGACGGTCAGCAGTACAGCGGGTTGCACTCGCCGTTCCGCGATCAGCGCGAGAAGATCAAGTTCGGCGGCTTCACCCCCGGCTGCTTGTTCATCACGTCCACCAGCAAGTTCAAGCCGCCTGTCGTGGATACGCGGTACAACCCTATCGTGGACCGCAGCAAGGTGTACCCCGGCGTATGGGCGATCTGCGCTGTCAACGCGTACGCATACAAAGACCCGCGTAAGAAGGGCATTGCCTTCGGTTTGCAGTCCGTCATGATTATTGGCGACGACACGAAGTTCGGCGGCGGTGCGCCCGATGCTGCAAAGGTCATGGCCGCAGCGAAGGGTATCGCCGCGCCTATCGTCCGTCCAGACGCAGCGCGTATGGGCAGCGCACAGCCGCCCGCAGCCGCGCCGGGTATTCCCGGCTACACGCAGCCGTCGCCCGCCCCACGGGGTGCGCCGGTCATGCCTGGTAGCCCCGCACCGCAGGCTGCGCCCTACATGCCGCCGCAGCCTGCCGCTGCCCCGCCGCTCGCAACGGGCGACGATGACGACATGTCGTTCATGAACTGATCGACATGCAAGACTTCCCCGCCGTGCACCTTGACTTTGAAACGCGAAGCGCCACGGACTTAAAGAAGGCTGGCGTGTACCGTTATGCAGAAGACCCGACGACTTGGCCGTGGGGCTTCGCGTGGCAAGTCGAGTTCGAGGCGGGGAACTACAGTCCGGTCTATCAATGGCGACCGGGATACGCAGACCCGACGTACCTGCTAGACCACGTACGTCAAGGTGGCCGCGTCGTCGTACACAATGCTGCGTTTGAGCGGACCATATGGAATTGGGTACTCGTCGGGCGGATCGTACCGCACTGGCCCCCCATGAACATATCGCAGCAAGACTGTACGATGGCGCGCGCCGCGTCCGTGGCGCTACCGCAGGCGCTAGAGAAGCTAGGCATCGCGCTCAAGTCCAATTTCCAGAAGGACATGCAGGGCCACAACCTCATGATGAAGATGGCGAAACCCCGCCGCTTCAACGCAGACGGCAGTGTGACGTGGTGGGATGATCCCGAAGACGTGGACCGGAACATGGCGTACTGCGAACAGGACGTGCGCACCGAAGGCGCAGCCGATGCCGCCGTACCGCAACTGTCGCCCGAATGGCGCAAGGTGTGGGAGTTCGATCAGGTCATCAACGAGCGCGGCGTGTGCATAGATCAGTTCGCCGTCGAGCGTAGCGCGCAAGTTGTCGAGTACGCGAAGAAACAGAACGACAAGGTAATGCGCGAGATTACGAACCGCGCAGTGTCGAAGTGTTCGAAAGACAAAGAGATTATCGCATGGCTCAACGGTCGCGGTATCGAGGCCACCAGCCTAGCGAAAGGTGAAGTTGACGACGTGGTGTTCCTCGCCTCGTGCCATATGGACGACACGGCGCACGACGTTATCAAGCTGCGACAAGCTGCGTGGAAGACAAGCACGGCGAAGTATCGGGCGATGCAGCAATGCGTGTCGTACGACGGGCGCATTCGCGGCTTGCTCAACTTCCACGGCGCGTCAACCGGACGTTGGGCTGGCCGTCTTGTACAGCCGCAGAACTTCCCGCGTGTCGATCCTGACGACAAGGAACTGCAAGTCAAGATTGCGTTTCTGCATGATCTGCTAAACGACAGGGCGCTAAACGCACGCGACATATACGAACATATCGACGCAGTGTACGGGCCGCTTGAAGCGCTAAGCATTCTGTCCAAGGCGCTGCGTTCCATGCTCGTCGCGGCCAAGGGCAAGAAGTTTATCGGCGGCGACTTCTCGAACATCGAAGGCCGCGTGAACTCTTGGCTGGCATGTGAAGCGTGGAAGCTCAACGCGTTCCGCGAGTACGACACAGGCACCGGCCCTGATCTGTACAAGCTGGCGTATGCGCGCTCGTTTGGCGTTGACGTGGAAAGCGTAGGCAAGGGCCAGAAACGCCAGATCGGCAAGGTGCAGGAACTAGCGCTTGGCTATCAAGGCGGTGTCGGTGCCTACCTGACGATGGGCGCGACGTACGGTGTGAACCCGTTCGATCTGTCCAAGCCGGTGTACGATGCGACGAGCGCCGAACAGTGGGATACCACCGCCGCGCAGTACTACGCACCACGCACCAGCAAGTACGGCTTGTTCGAACGCGAGTGGACCGCGCTCAAAATTCTTGTGGATAACTGGCGCGCTGCGAACGCCGCCGTCGTGCAGCAGTGGTGGGATTATCAGGACGCAGCTATCGGAGCTGTAGGTGCGCCCGGTAACGTTGTGTACACGGCGGGTCAGCGCGTATCGTACTACTCGGACGGACGTTGCCTTTGGTGTATCTTGCCATCGGGCCGGATGCTATGCTACAGCGAACCCGAACTTGTGGAAGAACTCGTTGAGTACACCGACAAGAATACGGGCGAGACTAAGACGCGCGTAAAGCGCAAGGTAACGTTTTGGGGTAACGATAGCGTCACTAAGCAGTGGACAAAGCAGTCGCTATACGGCGGGCTACAGTGCGAGAACATCGTACAGGCAGCGTCGTGCGACTTACTGGTGGACGCAATGTTCCGTGTCGAGGCAGCGGGCTACCCCGTAATCTTGACGGTGCATGACGAAATCTTGTCCGAGCCGGACGACTGGCGACAGGACTTGAACGAACGACATTTCGCAGAACTCATGTCAGTGTTGCCGACATGGGCCAACGGATTGCCCGTGTCAGTGGGCGCATGGGAAGATACACGCTATGTCAAATAAGCTAACCGAACTACAACAAAAGGTCTTCGGTCTTCTCGACGCGAAGCCAAATACGGACGTTGCGCTTGCCGATCTGTACAATACCGTGTACGGTGACGGACAGGGTGATTTGTTCCCGCCAACAAGCAGGGACATGCAGCAAAAGATGGGGCCACTATTCGCGCGTATCAACGCCAAGCTCAAGCGTGGCCGGATCGAACCCGGTGTCATCAAGCGGACGTACAGGCTGACAACCAAGAAGAAAGACTAGGCCATGGGTAAGCTACAAGCGGCGCTCGATTGGGCGGCGCGGGGCTTCCCGGTCTTCCCTCTCGTACCTAACGGAAAAGAACCCGCCTTCGAAGGCGAGGCATGGTACGAGACAGCGACGACAGACCCCGACGCCATCCGATCAATGTGGACCGATCCTGTCCTAAAGACAGAACGTGACTTCAACATCGGCGTGGACTGCACGAACTATGTCGTCGTGGACGTGGACGTTAAGGCGGGCAAGGACGGACATAACCAATACATGCAGCTTGGCGGCTCGTACGAGACGCTAGTTGTACAGACGCCGACAGGCGGGTATCACTGCTACTTCGAAGGACCGGACAGCGCCAACGCTCCTATCGCTAAGGACGTGGATATCAGATCGCATCATGGATATGTCGTTGCTCCCGGATCGACTATCGACGGTAAGGCGTACCAGGTCGTCACCGACATGGAACCGCAATGGATACCGTTCGCCGTCGAGCGCTTGCTGCGCGCTCCGTACGAACGGCGCGGCACGGCTACCGAAAGCATTGACAGCGAGGCGAGCGTTGCCGCCGCCATCCGCTATCTGGAAACCGCGCCTGTCGCTATCGAGGGGCAGCGCGGCGACGAGACAACCTTTGTGACAGCCGCACGCCTTGTGCGCGAAATGGCACTGTCTGTCGAGACGGCCTTTGCGCTGTTGCGCGACTACTGGAACGAACGTTGCAGCCCACCGTGGCAACTAGACGACTTGCTACAGAAGGTCGAGAACGCCGCTCAATACGGCACGGCTAATCTTGGTAGGCTGGACCCTTCCGTCCTGTTCTCTGGCGTGTCCGTGCCGGTTCCACCTACCGTCTTCGAACAGACCGGGGCCGCGTGGGGCAACGCGCTCGATCCTTCCTCGATCCCGCCGCGCCCGTGGATGATCGACAAGCTGCTTATGCTGCACGAACAGACGCTAATCATTGCGCCAGGTAGCGCGGGCAAGTCGAGCGTGAGCTTGGCCATAGTGGCGCATCTGGCGTTAGGCAAAGACTTCGGCCAGTACAAGACGCACTGCCGTTGCAAGAGCATCGTGTACAACGGCGAGGATAGCGTAGCGGAACAGTCGCGCCGTCTATACGCGGTGTGCCAGACGTACGGCGTGGACTACAACGAAGTGAGGAAAAACGTCATGCTGCTATCCGCTGACGAGATTGATATGAAGCTCGTCGGCTCGCAAGGCCGGACAGCGATTGTCAACGAGGCCATGGTGCAGCAGCTTGTCAGCTTCGCGTCCGATCCTGATGTTGGGCTGCTGGTATACGATCCGCTCGTTGATATCCACGAGGTTGACGAAGGCGATAACCCGCAAATGAATACGGTCATGCGCGTGATGAAGCGCATAGCCAAGCAGGCAAACGTCGCTTCGATGATCCTGCACCACACCACCAAGGCGGGTAGCTCACGGCAGGAAGACCGCGTGGGCAACATGGACATTGCGCGCGGTGCATCGGGTATCGTTTACAAAGTGCGTATCGCCTTCACCTTGTTGAACGCGTCGCAGGAAGACGCCGAAGAATACGGGATGCAGGACGGCGAGCGTGGCGCATGGGTGCGGCTTGACGACGCCAAGATGCAATACGTACTGGCGAGCGACAAGCCTATGTGGTTCCACAAGGAAGGCGTCAAGATACCAAGCGGCGACGTTGTGGGCGTACTGCGCTACTCGCCGCTAGAGAAGAACGCGAACAACTTGCGATTGCGCGTGGCCGAAACTTTGATTAGCATCCTGTCGGCCAACGGCAGCGCGTCTATGCCGATGATACAAGCGGTCGCAGCTATCAAGACGCACGAACCGTTGTGGGCCAACAAGACCGATACGCAGATACGTCAACGTTTGGAAGGCATGTTCGGATCGGCAGTTGAGCTACGTGGGCAGCGGCTACAAGTCATCCGCGACAACGAGGGGAGCAAGAGCAATGTCCTTATCGTCCTATCGTAATGAACCGCCGATGTACTTCTTGCATCTGCATATCGCTGGCCGGGCGGAGTGCATGTGGTACAGCGAGACGAAAGACAAGTTCGGTATGCACCCTGACGTGCTGTTCGCCCATGCGTGCGACAAGGAAGATGGCGAACTCAACGTCAGCAAGTTGCAGATCATCGGCATACCCGTGATCGAAGCGATCTTGGTGCCGTGCGACAGCCGATATGCAGTGTGTACTAAACATTGCTTGACGAGCCGTCTAAACTGTGTGATCGATCCGTATAAACGCATCCCCGGCAGGAGCTAGGAGACAGCCCATGAGCAAGCGCCAGTGCAAAGAGTGCGGCAACGAGTTCAACAGCCGCCAGTACAACGCGGAGTTCGATACACCGCAATGCCGCGCAGCGTTTAACAACAGGCGCATGAAGCGCGGTGCTATCCTGTACGATCTGGTGATGATCGAGCGCGCCGATCCCAAAGGCTTCACGGCTAACAAGCTGGAAACGCGCGTCGAGGAATTGATTGCGCGGTGGCGCGAGGAAGACGCAGCGGCCAAACGCAGTCGTACATGGAAGCGCCCGCGCGACGTGATGTACGACACAGCCGGATTGCTGCGTACGCGTGTTAGCGGTGCGTCAGGAACGACAGAAGCCAGTTCCAGCCGATGAAAAGCCCGGCGCAAGGCCGGGCTTCATTCATCATGGCCGGTCAGCTTCAGGCGGAAGCCGTCTTTCCATCCAACCGGCCGGAGAGCCGGGCAACGGCTTGCGCCAGCGCATCGATCGAGGTTTTCAGCGCGTGCTGTTCGGCGCGCATTTCGCGGATTGCTTCGAGCAGCTTTCCCTCTTGTTCGGACATCGCGCGAATAATTTCGTCGCGTGCGCCCTGCCGAAGATAGGTTTCGGCTGCGTAGAGCTTGTGCGCCGCGAGGCTTTCATTCAGCCCGTTGATCTGCCGTTGAAGCGCCATCCACAGCCCCCCGCCCGCCCCGGCGATCGCAAGAATGGTCATCACGGCCTGCACGAGCGTTCCCCATGTGATCGCCCCGTCCATTGTCACTTCCCCCAAATGCTTTTCGCCGTATGGCCGCCGCCGTATATCACCAGCCACAGGCCAGCGAACGCGGTAATTTCCTGCATGGTCGGCGCGGCGATCGCCGCCTTCAGCGCCGCGTTGAGAAGCGGAACGAGGATCAGCGCCCACCCCGTAAGAAAGATAATCAGCCACGACATCGCCGGCCGCCATGCCCACGCAAACCAGCCCTTTGCATCCTCGGCAGAAAGGCGACGATCACGCCCCGCGATCTGGAGCGACAGCATTTCCGCTTCGAGCGGCGCGACGGCGACGGCCGCAGCCGCCGGATTGGCGTCGATCTTGTCGGCAATCGCATCAGGATCGGCCGGAGAGCCGAGCGCATCGGCAAGCCCATCGATCACCAGACCGCCGACCTTGGATACCGCCCCAGGTGCAACGCCGGCCAGAATTCCCTTCAGAACCGGAGCGCCGATCTTGATGAGTGCCTGCCCCAACTTATCAGCCATTGCCGTTACCCTCCATTGCGATCGCGATGCGCGATAAGACTTTCTGCGAGCTTGGGCATGGCGTCAAACCTTTTTCAGAACGACTTTGATTTCGTCTCTATACCGCCAGGCCAGATAGCACAAGCCACAGATCACGATTGCTACACCGCCCCACAAGAGGATATCGCCAAGCCAAGCGTAATCGCTCGGTACGGCGTCAACCGTCTTCTCGACTGCGCCGCCTGCCGCTGCGCCGCCACCGCTTGCTACCGTCTTCCCCGCTTTCGCTTTCAGATCGATAGCGCGTTGCAACGCTGATAGCGTGGCCGGTCCTAATATACCGTCCACTTTGAGCGTGCCATGGTCTTTCTGGAAACGCATGACGGCGCTTTTTGTCTTTCCGCCAACGATACCATCTGTCTCGCCTTGATAGTAGCCAAGCGCTTTTAGCCACTTCTGCGCCACGCGTATATCGTCTTCGCCAACACGGGCTTCGGGCGACACCGAGCCTTGCGCCACGTCGCCACTGATAACCCACTGCGGCCACCTGTTGTATTCCGCAATGTCCGCTTCCTCTTGACGCCTGCGCACAAGTCCGGGAAGCCGCTTCCCGCGCGCAGTCGTGGCCGTTTTGCGCCACAGTGCGCAGCCTTCTTTCAGCTTTCCTTTAGCAATGGCTAGCGCCCATTTCCATTTGAGCGCCCCCGCGCCGCAATTGTACACCATGCTTCCCCCCGCAGCCTTCACGTGGTCGGGAGCGTCGGGGAACGCTTCGGTAACTGGCGGCAAGTATTCTTCGCGCAGCAGCTTCGATAGTACAACAAGCGCGTCCTGCTTCGATATCGTGTCGCCTCGCTGCATCTTGCGTCCGTACTTCGCAAGCCAATACTCTTTGAACACGCGGGATTTCCACGTGAAGCCGAAACCGATAGTGGGTACGTTTACCGGGTCCAAGTACCATTGGGACACGAAACCTTCGTGTCCACCAATGAAAGACGCGATATCGCTCATGTTGTTTTTCCCTTGGACAACTAAGCACCGATTAAACCATGCGCCGTTAGGTCGTCAATCAGGGCTTTGACACGCTCGGCAAGTTGGGCAGTGGTGACGCTGCCGGTTGCAAACGCGGTTCGGGTCGCAGTGCCCGTGGGAGCGCCCCACCCTGTCTTGCGCGATCCAACCACAGCGTTCGCCCCGTGGCGCAAGTTCCCTTTGAGGTAAATGTCCTTCCACCACAAGGCACCCGCAAATCCAAGGTCGTAGAGGTTGTCCGCGAGCGGGAATAGCGTTTGCGCCGAGGTTATACCGTTTGAGCCGAGCCCGATCTGCACGAAGTTGCCTGCTGTCACACCGATCATGTCGATATCCGCGCTATTGGCGGCGTTGCGACCTCTAAGCGTCGTACCGTTCGGCATAGCAACATTGTTGTTGCCGTCTACCCGCAACGCTCGCCAAGGCGCAATGATTGTGCCAGCGCCCGATATGGGGTTTGTGACGTTGGACATGTTTGCCGGATCATCGAACACTCTAGCCGACGCACCTGCGCTTACGACGACGCCGTGCGTCATGATGTATGTTCCGTCCGCACCGAATATCTGGTTTTGCCCTGTCTGGTGGCCTGACCCAGCGTTGAACACGATAGCCCGTTTTTGGTCCCCCGCCCTGCCCAACCCATCACTCGAAAACGAGTTGCCAAAGACCGACCAACGCCGAGTGTTAGCGCCGTCAACCAGAACAGCGGTGTACGTGCTACCGCTGTTCAACGCGCCGTAGCAGTAGAACGAGCCGCCTTGAACGGACGCCTCACTGATATTGGTGCCCCATACGCCGTACAGGGACGTGTGTATATTCGACTTGGATAGCGAGATTACCGGTTCAAGACCGGAACCGCCGCTCCATCGTATACCGCCACGACAGGCCACGATATTGAGAACGTCGCCGTATACGCCTTCCGTGGTTCCGGTGATGTACAGCCCCCATTCCCACCCGAGCATAAGTACATTGTCAAAGCTTGGCGAAATGCAGTCTCCGGCTAGTTCTACAGCATTCAACGACGCGTTGGTCGTCAGGTCGCCCCACATTGTCGTGCGGCTAAAATGAAGATGCTTCGCGTTAGTGAGCTTGAAACCTGTTTCGAAATTGTTGCCTCCGTCAAGGTCTATGAAAACACCGTCAGCCGTAAACCCCGTGTACGAATAGTCTGCATCTGCCCACGAGCATTCTACAGCCGGTCCCTGATTGGCTGCACCGGGCATAAACCTTATGTTCTTGACTGCGAATGCTGGCCTCGCCTGATCTGTTGTTGACGTGCTCGTGAACTTGAAACCACGCGTTGAAGTACCGCCGAACCTCACTGCGGTTAGAGCCGCGTCCATCCCTTGAACTGTGATACTCGCAGTATCGGCAATGGACACGTCCGCAGTATCCGACGCGAAAGCGAATACGCCTAGCCCAAACAGAAGCACGGCTCCGCCGAGAACTTTAGCCAATGCCGCAGCGCCATCGTACGGCGCTTTATTGTCGGATAATCCGTCGCCCCTCGCCCCGAACCACGACATGACCATATCAAGATTATCGCGCGAGCGAACCCACGCCCCTAAAGTGGTCGCTATTGCGTCAGCCTTGATGTATATTCCTTCTTGTGTATCCGCCGCTACCCGCGATGCGAAGTTCCCCGTGCGCCATACAAAGCGCCCCTCACGTCCGGTCTCCATCAGATAGGCAGACGTGACCGAAGTTGTATCGAGGGCTTTCAGGGCGGTGCGCGTGCCGACAGTCGCGACCGACGCCGCGCTTGCAGCCGCCGCGCTTGCTGCCGCTGTAGCCGTACCCGCTGCCGCTGTAGCCGTTGCTGCGGCTGGCGTTGCTGTGTCTGCTGCTGCGGCTGCGGCGACGCGATCTAGACCAGTCTGCACACGGTCTTCGCCAGTAGCTACGCGATCTAGACCAGTCTGCACACGGTCTTCGCCAGTAGCTACGCGATCTAGACCAGTAGCTACGCGATCTAGACCAGTAGCTACGCGATCTAGACCAGTCTGCACACGGTCTTCGCCAGTAGCTACGCGATCTAGACCAGTCTGCACACGATCTGCCGCAGCGGCTTCTGCGTAAGATTGCGCGTTTGCTACTTCGTCAGCGGTAGGACCGGGTACGATACGTGTACCCGTTATGTCGGTTTGCAGCGTGTGGTTCGGTAGAACCTCCCGCAATTCCAACAGGCTTTCGTCGCCCACGAAGTTTGGGGACAGCACGAGCGCGCGGTTAAGCTGTTCTTGAATTTGCTGGAAGCGCAGCACCGTACGCTCGAACTCGCGAGACGTAAACGGCGTGTAGCGCACAGCGGCGGCGGTGCTGTCCGTCAAGTAGTCCAGACGGCGACGCACGGTGATATAGTTCACTTCGTCAGCCGGGTTCGCTGCGATAAGATCGTTGATCTTCGTCAGCAAAGACGCCGTGGGCGTGAGCGTGAACGTGTCGAAATCGTCAGCAAGGCTGACGGTATAGTCCGTGTTTAACACGGCCTGCAACGACGCCGCGCCATAATACACGAGAATGCCGAGCGCGTTGTACAGGGGATACGGTACAGAGATAGGCGTGCCCGCCACAATGTCTTCGTACCGTACCGCTACAACTTCTGTTCCGACTGCCATGTTGTTAACCCCCAAATTGCGGCGCGCGATCCGGCGTTCTGTTGCCCGGTGCCCACCAGTAAGAATTGCCCTTCTCGCGTTGCTGCTTGCGCATGTTACTCTGGCGCTTGCGATAGGCGTTCGGGTCCGCGATTTCCTGTAGCCTGTCAAATACCTGACGTTCGAGCGCTAGTCTAGCCCACCACAACGAGGTTCCCGGCGTGTAGCGCTTCGCCCACTCGACGGCCTTGGCGGCGGTGCTGCTCTTGAACTCTTTGTCGCCAAGGCTACCCACGGTGTCGGCCCACTGAAACACGTCGCCTAGTACGAGGTCCGTGGTGTCGCCCAAGAAACCGATCAGCGGTCCCGCCACAATATCTTGCGGGCCGCGTCCGAACTCGTTGATACCGGCGAACAGGAAGTCGCCATAGATGGACAGCGCGCCACCCGACAGAAACGCCTTGCCGATAAACGCGGCGTTGTCCATGGGTAGGGGGTCACGGCCACGGGAAATCTCGCGCATCTGTGTACCGAGCGCGCCAACCATAGTCATAGCCGCACCAAGCCCCGCATAGAACGACAGCCGCCCCTTGACTGTACGTGCTGTCATGCCGAGCCGCCCGTATATCATAGCGAACGACACCGGGAAGTTCTTGTACATGGCGAACGAATACAGTAATGCGCCGACGAGTGTATCAGGACGTGTAGTATCCTTGAGCGTAACGGCACCTTCTATTGTAGCTTCCGGCACCATCTTGCGGCTTTCTTCGAAGATCATGCCTTGGAACTTGTTGTACAGCGATTGACGGTTCGGCATGTCCGTTTGCAAAATGTCGATAGGGCGCATGAACGATACGTCTTTGCGCGGCGTCCATGTACCAACGTTGTTGCGCATCGCGTCCCACTCGTCAGCAGTAATGCCGTACCGCTCCATGACCTGTCTAAACGGAAGGTCTTGAAAGGCCGTGCCCCGGCTGCGGTTCATAAGCCCCATAAACTCTGCCTGCACGGCCCAACGGGCGCTGCGCGTGTGCCCCGACAGCAAGGACAGGCGCATAACGGCTTCCGAGATACGACGGCTGATCTGCGGCCCCTGCGTCGCCAAGCCAGTAAAGCGTGTCTGTGCGTACGTGGACATGACAACCTCGTCCATCACGAACCCGCTCTGCGTGCTGATCTGCTTCATGAACGCCGGGTCCGACGCCATTGTCTTGACGTAGTACCCGATCCCGTCAAACAGCCCCATGTTGTTGAGCGCTCGTACAGCGGCAGTCTGCATGAAGTCGCCCGGTATGGCCAAGAACGACGCCGATCCGAGTTGCGCAGCCGTGAGTATGTTTGACGTTCCGGTCACGAGGTTGCCCAACAGACTGTTCGGGTCCATCGGGTTGTCGCGCATGATCATCGCGAACATCGGGTCGAACTTGTTCTTCAACACCGCTTCGGCGTCGGCCTGCGCTTTCGGCCCTTCTGCTGCTGCCTGCTTACGCACGATGGCCGCGACGTTCATCTTCGTCATTTCGGGGTTCGGCCCGAATGTCTCGATTAGCGCGATACGGTGCGCCATGTCGTCAATGTGCCGAATGAACACGTCGAACACGTTGCCGTCACCGAACTCGTCGTGTATGTCCAACCACGACTGCGCGTCCTTGTAGTGCAAGAAGCGATGGTTCTCAAGCGCGTTGCCGACTGCGCGTCCACGGCCACGAAACGCCTTGGCATCGATCTTGGTAGCACCGTCAGACACGAGCGTATTGTACACTTGCTGCAACACGGCGCGGCGCTGATCGGCGGGTATCATCGTGCCGTCCGGCCACCGGGTATTGTTCCAATCGACAGCTTGCATATGCCGGTCAACCCACTTGGCTTCCCCGGCTCGCATCATCTTGACGGCGTTCTGCGACTGCGGAATGTATCGGTCAAGTCTCCGCATCGATCCGCCCGCCTGATTGAACAGATCGACGGCAAGGTCTTGCACCTTGAGCCATGCGTCAGCAAATTCCTTCGCCACCATGTCGCCGGTACGCTCGCCCTTGACTTCGCGGATAACGTTCGGCAAGTGCGCTTTGCCCTTCTGGCGTCCGAACGCACCCTTGCCTACCTTGTCGATCACGTCGCCAAAGATGGCGTAAAGCTGGCCGCGCGTAAGCTCGCGCTGCGTGCTGTACGACAAGCCGCTGAAACGCGGATCATCCTCGATAAGCGACACTGCGGCGCGTGCGAGCGCCGTACCCTTGCTGCCGGGTTTGCCGTCCATGAGAAACGTCGAGGTCGTAACGTCCAAGCCCTGCGCGATACGCTCGTGGTTCGACGCCTGTACCGACAACATCTTGGCGGTACGCTTGATACGTTCCTGTACATCGCGCGTGATGTTGTCGAACGTATCGCGCATGGCGAGCGTTGACGCGGTAGTGCCGTCCATGCCTTGCTGCCGATAGCCTTCGGCGCGCGCCTCGAACGCGCCGGTTATCTCGTCAATACGCGCCTTCTTGAACCCACGCTTTTGCAGGTTTTCGCGTACGCAGGTTACGAAGTCTTGCGGAGTGAACATATACCGACAGCCTCTATCTCGTATTCGTCCATCTTGTTTTCTTCAAGCAACTGGCGCACGGTGATTTCCCGCCCGCCTGTGCCGTCTTCGTTTGGCACGAACAACTTGTCCTTGTCGAGATTGAGCTTGTACGTTTGGCCGCTAATCTCGATTTCACCATTCTTCTCTGCGCCGATCAGTCCGTCAAGACTGGCTCGATACACGTCAAGCGCTTCGTCTAGCACCTTGGCATTTTCGGCCACGATTGCACGCGCAATGTCGCCTGCGTCCGCGTCGCGAGGAACCTTGCCGGACACTTTGTCGGCTTGACGCAGGATTGGGGCGCGGTCGGCAAGGGTCTGCGGTATTGCTTCCGGCAGACTGTCCGCGACGCGCTGTGCCTGCGGATCGACGCGGTAGTCTGTCCGGCCTTCACGCATCATGGACACGAGCGCTTCCCTGTCGGCAGCGGTGTTCGTCCACTTCTTCTGCGCACGCGCATACGCCCGCGATACCAGCGGTGCAAGATCGCGCATCTTGATATCATCCTGCATGAGCGAGCGGCGTACGCGCGCCATGTCGGGCGTTTCCTTGGCAGCGCTTTCCCGAACGATCTGTGCCTTCTCTGCCTCAAGCGCCGCGATATCCTTGCGCAGCTTCGCCGCGCGCTTGCCGCCTGTCTCGTCGGCCTTTGCGGCAAGTTCGAATATCTTCTGGTCAACCGCATCGATACGCTGCTGTATTTCGGCGTCTCGCGTCTCGGACAGTTCGTCAAGCCAGCGCCGGTATGTCTGCTTACGCTGCGCCAACTCGTCATAGCGGCGGAATGTATCGGGGTCCACACGACGTGCGATATCATCAATCTGCGACTTCTCGACAAACCGTGTCATGTCCGGCATGGCTACGAAGTCGCCGCGCGGTATCGTAGTCGCCGTATCTGTTTTCGGCGGTATCTCCCATGGGCGCTCGCCGCCCCATTCTTCCAAACGGGTCGTCGCGTAGTCAAGGTCAAGTACCGTACGCGCACGCCCCGCACGCGTTGTCGATAGCGGCGACTGTTCGTGCAAGTAGTCGATATACGTTTCCGGCGCGCGTGTCAGCTTCGCCGC